AGGATACGATGTGATACCAAACGAAGATGGTGTTATGCGATCGGGGCGTGCATCCAAACACCCACCAAGAGAAATGACTTTTCTTGAACCTGTTTCTTCAACATAAATTGGTATTTCTTTGTATGCTGCACCGGTTCCGCTGACCATTGTTGATGGATCGCCGTACGAATTGAGCAAATAAGGAGCAGATGATGCTGGGTGGCTGTAGCGTTTGAAAGTTACGCTAACGCCAGTGACACCAGCAGAGAAATAATTTTTCTTCAAAACTATTCTCGACCAATCGTAGATACTATCGCGTTGACCGGTATCAAGAGTAAAGTAATCGGTCATCGAGAAAGAGCTACCACCAGTGTTTCCGGTGATGGATACCACTTCGTACGCATCAACTTTACCATTTAAATATGCATATTTTTCGTATGAATTGGCAACCATCGAAACGCTGAGTGTTTCAGTCACAGAAGTTTTGGTTCTATAGAATGGATTGTTGGTGCTGCTTTCGGAAATATCCATGTTAACGAAAACAACAGCGGTTCCACCCGAACCCGCAGTTATGCTGAAACTCTGCGCACCAAAAGCACCGTTCAAATACAAACTTACAGGATTGCCGGTCAAACTGAATGCCTTTACGTCGTTGAACGAAGTAAAGTCCATCCAACTTCCGCTTGAAAACTCGGTACCGGCATCAAAATCAATTACACTTACTGTTGTTGGTGAAGATGTGCTCAAATTAAACTGTGCAGATCTTTGAATATTGATACCATGAGAAATGATTTGTCGAACAGCATAACTGGAAATATCGTTTGATAATGGAAACACCAAACTGGAATAGCTAGCGTCGGTCACATTAAGATTACCGCCAGAGAAATTAAACACATGTTGATCGCTAGCTGTATATCCCGGAAGGAACATTCTTTGTGCTGCAGATGCGGTATATCCCGAATCCATCAAAATATCATAAAGGTGCAATTTAGTTCCGGAATATTCAACAGCATCAAACTTACCCAAACGAGCCGTACCTACGCGAGAAAACGCTCCGGATGATCCGGAACTCAAATAAAACAACGGAGAACCATTAAAATCAATCAAATTAAATATGTTAGCAGTTAAACTCGAGTTGGTAGTAACGTTTACGGTATTTCCAATAACAAACGGAACTTGTTGTTCGGAATCTAATGTTTTTATGTTTCTAGCTTTGTCGGCAGTCAAAGATTTAGTGGCTTGATTTATAAATTCATAACCAAAAATGTATGCTTTACCTTTGCCGATGTTGATTTTTAATTGGCTTTCATAAGCATCTGCAGTTATCTCGGAAATTGATATCTGAAAATCTTCTACGGTATAGTTACCGGATTCGTCGTATGTTCTTCGAGCCAATGTATCGGCTAAAACATTATATTCCGGATAATTTGTTTTGTAGGTAACTTCATCGTTTTCAATTTTCAGCAATTGATAATCGGCTGTTGATGAAAGTGGTGCGTGGTTCAAATCCAAGTCCAAACGATAACGGTCCGCGCCTGGTGCGGCGTAATTATAAGAGCCAAAAGCAGGATCGTTCAATGACGTATCATCTGTTGCCGTTACGATTGTATTTGTAACATCAAATTTTACAATCGAGTCTAAACCATTAAATTTTCTATATGAATTTGCAGTAGAGCTTCCCGTTACAGCGTAAGGAGTGATTTTTTGCTTGTCGTGATTAACAAAATAGCCTTTTATGTATCTGACACCCGCATCAACACCAACGAGTTTTGCATCACCAAACGCCGGTAAAGAATTTGGTGCGCCGCTATATACGTTATAAGTTGAAGTGCCTCCGGTAACGGTAGCACTTATTGTGGTACCTTCGTAAACAGCACTGATGGTATCACCCAGATCGAAACCTGTTGCTCCATAAAGATATTCACTAAAAAACAACAAAGAAGTTGTGTCTTTATTGGAACCGCTCAATCCAGCGAGTGTATTGATAATTCTGATTGTGTTTTTACCGGAAACGGTGGCGGTCAATCCATCAAAATCTGAAACAGAAACTCCGGCATATCCGGTTAAAGAATCGATACGAACAAACTGAGTGTCATTTACAACAACTTGGCTTTCGCTGACGATACTGCCGTCTTTAAATACGTGATCGCCAAATCTTTTTATTTGATTTTGAAGAATTGTTTGTGATTGTGTGAGTTCTCTAGCTTGAACAGCGTAACCAGGCTTGTACAAAACTCTCAAAAACTTCTTGTTGTCGTCGTAATCGTCATAATAAGGATCAACATTGAATACTTCTGGATCGTAAGCCATCTATTTCTCCCTTAAAACTCAACAATCAGTTTGATTTCTTCTTTTTGTTCCAATGCTCGTTCAACAGGACGAATATTTTGAAGGTGAAGCACGGTTCCTGAACGATATTTCAGCTCTGGTTCCGAAATTATCGATGATATAACCGCGCCGGTTGTTCCGCTATTATTATATATTAAGTTTTGTGAAACAGCAAAAGATCCACTAATCGGAAGTAATCTTAAATTACCCGTAGTTGCGCCTGTGGCTGGAGTCCAATCCATAACGTAACCAGATGCGCTTGTGTTGGTAACGATCGAATCGCGAGTGAACGATTCGTCGTCAAATGAAACGGTTCCATCATAATACACTTCGAGACGCACGGTTTGATCGTAAACCGTTTGCGAAGTTTCTTCGTATTCATCGATTTCGATTATCTTACCGATTGGTCCAGTTATCCCACCATAGTCGTTTCGCATCTGATAGATGTTTTCCGACATGTTGAAATTGCCATTAGGATATTCCAAATAAAGATTTCCAACTGCGTTTGTTCCGGTTTCGGGTTGCCATTTGTATATTTTTCCGTTAGACACAGAAGCTGTAATTTTATCACCTGTGTTTCCGTTACCAAAAGCAATATAATTCAATGTGAAATCGAGACCCGACGCATCAAAAGTGGATGTTTGTGATGGTGTTAACTTGAGACGCTTGAGCAATCTGTATTCGGTTCCGGCGATTGTTTTTTCGTGAACAGAAACTATTTCTTGAGTGGTGATACCATTTACAAAACCACCGATCTCAAAATCGCCACCCGTTATGTTTCCGAGTGTAAGTTCGGAAGTTCCGGTGGTGCCCAATTTTCCAGATTTCCATGCTAGAATTTTTGCACTTGCTGCATCGTAACCGGTGACTCCGTATGCACCCGTGAGCGATTGCGTGGCGGTTGCACCGACTGTAAAACTGCCGGTTAAACCAGCACCCAACAAATTGACTCGAATCTGTTTTTTACGCAAAAGTGGATTTTTCAAAAGAGCAAATTGACGATAATCGTTTTCGGTTGTAATTTTGCAACTTTCACCTTGCTCGAAATCTGTTACAACCATCAAAGATGAAGCTCCAAGTTCACGAACCGGATTCGATCCGTGACCACCAATCGGAGACATTATGGCGGTTGCAAGCAAATTCATATCTGCGCTGATTCCCGAAGCGAAAGTCAACCCTGCTATCACATTTACCGACGCATATGTGTAGTTCTTACCGTTGTTGATCAATTCGAAACGATCGAGATAACGCTGTCCCGTGGTACCTTCACACGAACACGAACCGGTTGAACTTGTGGCGGATATGGCCAAAAAAGAAACGCTAATCTCTGCCGCAGTTGCAGATGTGTGCAAACTGTTGGCATCGGCGATTCCATCACCCGAAACAACAACTGTTGGTAATATCGAATAATATGTCGGATCTGCTCCACCGCTCACACCAAAATCTAATGGTGTTGCGAGCACAACTGTGGCGGTGCTGTTTGCGTTGTTTACGAAATCTACAATTTTTCTCTGCTGACCCGAACCGCTTCCGCTTTCAAAGCGAATGCTCATGTTATTGTAATAATCATTCTGATACACCAACTTTGATCCGCCGATTATAACAGCGGTGGCACCAGCAGCGGTGGTTCCTGCAACTTGATTTGCGGTGTCGAAAAACAACACACGATCCGAAATAACAACATCACGCAACGATTCGTTCAAATTTATAAAATCGATAGAGCCATCCACCGCATCGTTTTGAACATCGTATTGTAGTTGGCGGTCATCGTTTTCGTTTACACTTGTTACAAACTCAACCGGCATATAGCCGATACTCACGCCTTGTGTTTTTGTTAAAAACTTTCTTTTGGATTCGGATATCGAATAAAGATATTTCCATCGGTATCCATCCGAAAGCGTACGTATTTGAGAATCGGTATGTGTGGGTGCTACAGTAGAAGCAGCTCCGTAATTGTTATCGATACACTTGTAAACACGTTCCTCGTCCACCAAAACATAAAATTTAGATGGAGTAACGTCGTCGTACAAATCGATAGAGTCACGATAAGGATCAAAAACAATGTTTGGTTCCCAATCGTAACGTTTTATAACTATCGATACGTCGGATTTTTGTATCTTTTTGAACGCCATTGCTGTGCGCCAAAAGTCTGTATCGGATTTTACGCAGTCGATATTTTTGGGTGGAGCATTGTCTTGATTTGCACCAGATGCGCTGATCCATTCGGTTGGTTTACCGATACCAAGGAAAACGGTATCGCCCGACAACACATCAAAATTTTGATAAAAATCTTGTATAAGATACTGTCGAAAATCTTGTCTAAATGGATCACATACGGGCATACGTTTCTCTCTTTAATATATTTATGGGTCGAATGATACATCTATCAAATCTGATTGGGTTGTTCCAGTGGCTGATCCGAAACCGCCACCGGTTAAACCGCCACCAAAAATATCTGGTATGATTTCGCTTGAATCGATTTGGAATGTTCCGGTGAATCCAGCCGGGAATCCGGTTGCTCCTGTTGCTCCTGTGGAACCAGTTGGAGCGGTGACACCAGTCAAACCACCTGTTGTGCTTGTTGTTATGTAACAAATCGTGGCTTGCAGCAAATTGTTGGGGCTTGCATCGTGTGTGATTTGATTTGCCCATTCGAGAGCACAACGGAATTCTTCACCAACTGGCATATTAAAAAAGCTGTTTAAAGTTATTTTTCTAAACTCTGTGTTGCTGGAATATCTCAAAATTGCATATTTAAAATCACCAGTAAAACTGCTAGCCCAACCGTATCGCAACGAATCGGATGTCAAGTTCCATTCGGGCCACGATTGCGAGCCAGTTGTACCCAGCAAAAAGTCGTTTTTACCGGCTCCGACGCTAGCGGTTCCGTAAATACCTTTAAGATCGTATTCGATGCGAGCCAACACCGGCTCGTTGATGCGTCGATTTGGATGTTGGTATATAACCCACCAGGGGTCCGATGCAGGAAATCCTAAATTTGCCAATGGCGACAAAGGAATCTCAAAATTTATGCCTTCCGACACAGGATTCGGTTGAGTGGTGAGTATCGGATCGTGAATATTGGGGTCGTAACCGTATGCTGTTGCGCCAAACCAACTTCGTAAATCATCAAAAGTTTCGTTTGTGTACGGTAAATAGTGTCCAATCAACGGAACTTCGTATTTGATAAGCGCACTTTCTGCATTCAAATTGGATTGAGCGCATCTTTTTATCAAAACTTGACCGAAAAATCCAAGACCCGCTGGGTGAATAAGACGTTTGAGTGCATCTCGATATTTGTTTACCACAAGTTCTGTTTTGAGAACATACGAATAATTTTGGTAGTAGTGATTGTCTTGTAAAACTTTGTTTGTGCTGAGACGACCGTCGTTGTTGGCATAATATCCAGCGAAATTACAAACAGCACCAATTGAACACGTTCCGCTGAATCCTGTTCCTTTTTCGGAACGCACGGTTATTGAAGGTGCGGTATTGTAATTTATACCAAAATCTTCTATTTCAATTTTTAATATCTTGCCAGAGTTGTTTACTTGTGTAACTTTTGCTCGTGCGCCTTGACCGATATCACCCGCTGCGTTTGTGAACACCACTCGATCGCCGACACGATATCCAGAACCACCCGAAGATATTGTTATGGTTGCAGCAACCGAATATATTTTTGGTTCGATTACTTTTTCGGTTGCAGTTTCTATTTCAAGCGGTCGAGTAGCAACAAACGATCCATTTATGTTTCCGATTGTTAATTCGTAAACCAAAAATGGACCCAATTGAAATTTAGAAACTTCAACGACTGTTGCGGCTGCGACAGTTGTGCCGCTAGCATTTTTTTGATATATTCTTCTGCCAGCCGATTCAAACAGTTTGTTTCCCTGTGCACCAGCAACACGCAAAGTTTTTCTTTGTATCCATTTACCATCCGATGCTTTGAGTATATCAACTTTTGGATAGTAAAATTCTACGTTTGTGTCGTACAATATTCTGAATAAAAATTCAAAAGTTTTTTCTGTGCCTTTTGCTTTGTAAAACTGTTTGATGTATTTTACAAGAGTTTTTACTTCGACCGGCAAACCGGTTTCTTTGTTTATCGCCAAACCTTCAGGAAAATCTAGAAGAAATTGTTTCTTGAAATATTCAACATATTCATCGAAAGTTGTGTCGATGTCTTTTACTTTCGCCAAATCCATGCTGTTGCGAATGTATGCACCTTGAGTTTCCAACCACTCATAATACGCATTTAAAAATGCAACAAATGTGGGATGATCGATGCGTACGAATTCTGGTACTTGCGCATTAACAAGCGGAGATATTTTATCTAAACTTTTAAATTCGCTGCGCATTTATTAGTTTGTTCCGTTGAATGGACTACCCGATGCAGAATATGGATCATAACGGAAGGTTTGCGGCGAGCATGTTACGGTGATATCTTCCAAATTTAATATAAGAATCTGATTTCTTCTCGACAAAACATCATTCTCTTTGGGTATTGCAGAAAAAGTAATGTCGGTTTGCGTTTCGGGACTCAAATATTGAGGAACAAAGTTTGAAAGTGTCACTTTTCCTGTTGTATAATCGATTGTTCCGGCTTGTTCGTTGATGTAAATCTTGGAACCTCCAACCAATTTATATATTCTGACATTTCCGCTTCCGTCGTCATCGATATAAGCATCAACATTTGGTTTTGGCGACGATGTGCTGGTCGAATCTTGATATCCAAATGCCGAAGAGGTCAAAATTGGAGTGTATCCATCGATAGGATGATACAATTCGTTGTCAAAATTGATTGTATAGTTGGTTATTGTGGTTAAATTTGGTTCGAGCTTCTTTTTGAGCGTCAAATCTATGTTGCAAGAAATAACCGGAGGATTGTAATTGGTGTTTATGTGCGACACAAACAAAGATTCGTTGAAATCTCTATCAAATTTTCCTACATTGTCGATGCCATAGATGTAAATTAAATTTTTGATGTTTTGTTCGAGAGTTTCTTTGGTCAAAGTGGTTTTGGCTGTGTTGTATTTTATGTTTATATCCAAAACAAGATACAAATAATCCGGATCAACCACCTCTGGTATGATAGAAACAAGATTTTTTTCTTTTAAAATGTTCTTTGCTATGGCAAGTTTTTGCAACTGAGTCAATTTTATTGCATTTTTCGGTTTTATCGACAAAAACACTTTACCATAAATCGGTGGATCATTGTCTTCGCCACCCCACACAAAAACACTTTCAGCTTGTTCGCCATAATCTTTTGACAATATTGCTCGATAGTCTTCGGCAGTTACGGCACGCTCTTGAGCTTGATAGTTTCTTGGAGCATAATATTTTATGGATTGCATCGTTTCAGTTTCGCTGCCACCAAAAGACGATGTATATTTGCCATCGGTTCCGATAAGGAGTGTTGCTTGTGAAGCAGTTCTTTCGGCATATCTGAAACTTCTCGTGCTGGAAGTGTCGTTTTTACCGATACCATTCGCCAACGATCCGCTGCAAGTGCGATAAAACACAGAAATTACGTTTCCGGGAAGTGGTTGCTGACCAACAACTCCATCGCCAAAATAAATTTCGTATTGACCGCTAGAGTTGTACTGTAAAAAGTATACTTTGGAATCGCCGCCAACTTTGTTTATGTCGTTCACAAGCGTCCACAGTGTTTCGATTCCGGTGGTGTTGTTTATAGAATACGACACACGAACTTCCAACGATGTGGTATCAACGTTGATATCGGGAATTATAAATTTTTGATCGATATTAGAGTTTGGATCGTAAACGTATGTTATGGTTTTTACGGATCCTTCTTTTATTTCCACGTTTCTTGCAAAATAACGCGAACCTTCCGATTCAACTTTTACGTTTTCGGTTGTTGTGAATATGAAAGTTTGCGAACCTAGAGTTCCGGTAAAACGGCTGCCGGATGGTATAAATTCGGTTCCGTTTAATATACTTTGAGCCGTGGGAGTATTTACATTCAAATATTCCACATCCACATAAGCCACTGCCGATCGATACGACTTGGGAACATAGTTCAAGTGCTTGGCGATCGACACTACCGATGGTTGCAACAAAGCACTGTCTAAAAATGTTTCATTTGCCACCATGTTGGCATAGTAACTTTGATAGTGAGTATTGTAAGATAAAATATCCAAAAGGATATTCAATCCAGAACCTTCGAAATCGTAATCTTTAAATTGATTTTGACTTTGAAGATACAGCTTCAAATTTTGTTTGATACCATCAAAATCGAGCGCATCAATTTTAAGATTTGTTGTTGCCATTATCGATTTCTCGTTATGTTAAATGTGAAATTGAACGGAGTCTGCAAATTTATAATACTATAAGTGAGCGACACAGAAAAACTATTTCCATCTAAATTTGGCAAAATAACAACATCAAATAGTTGAACTCGAGGTTCATATTTTTTTATCAATTGTGAAACCACAGTTTTCATTGCATCCAGATGAAGACTTGATGTGTTTTCAAACAAACAATCGTATATTCCAGAATTTATTTCGGGATGAAATGGTTTTTCGTATCGTTTGAGCATCAAAAGATTTTTTAAAGATTTTTTGACGCTATCCGATTCGACAAATTGAGTAACATCATTCGTCAAAGGATGACGATTGAAGTTGAGGTCCAAATCGCGATAATTTACAATTTTTGCCATTTGTTTTCCTGTAATATTATTTATAACAGTCAATTACAGAAAACATTGTTGCTTCCTGATTCACATTTGCTGCCACAATCAACAAGATCTCCGACGCGCCCGAGCTGTTTGTCGTTCACAAATACATTCGATGAGCCTTGAGCCAAATTTCCTGCATGGCAAGAATTGTTGCAGTGAACCGCCCATGCATCTCCAACACGATGCGCTGGAGTTTCGTTCACGAACACATCCGGCGAACCTTGAATGTTTTCTCGACTAGGATAACCACCATGACCCGTACAAATATCACCTTTTCTGACTACTTGTGGCATATGTTATCTCCAAACGCTAGAGTTTTTCAAGAATGTGACCACCTGCCGCCACACTCCGTTCACCTTCAAATACACCCGTACTTTTTTCCAAACGCCGTTGACCTTGAGCCAAATGCGGGTGTCAGACGACACAATCGGCAAACTGCCGATTTCTTCCTGTGCGCCGTCAAAAAATCTTCTTCCGCCCATTAGTTGTCGGTCTCCACTACTTGAACTTTCATACACGTTGTAGCGGTTGCGTTGCTACCATTTATCTGAACAAGCACCAAACAAGCATCAGTAACATCAGGTATCCCACATGGCATACGACCTGTCACAAAATCGCAGTCGTTGGATCTACCCACTTCATCCACAGCAAACACACCCAAAGGTTTGAATAATGTAACTCCAAATGCTCCAGCAGTACCGGTTGTTGCGGACAATGTTACGCTTGCTACACTTCTGACTCCAGTATCGCCGTATTGCAACGGAAGCATTATCATTCTAGTTGCTTCGCGATATCCAGTGTTTCCGATTGTTGTAAGAGGAGTGGTTCTACTGTTGGTTCCTGCTTGGTTGGTGTAACTTGCACTTACTTTTGTGGTTGTTGCTCCAATTTGAGTGTATATTGTCAATCCAATCATAACACCCACACCATCGGTATATCTTGTTAAAGATGCGGTTGGAAGATTGGTGGTCTGAGCTGTTGTGACAGTTCCGCTGAGACCACCTTGATGACTTAAAATATCAACCAACAAAAAATAACCGTTTGTAAAATAAGAGGTTATATTTGCGCCAACAAGTTTCAAACGACGCGTACCAGAAACGGCTGGTATGGGAAAAGCGATGTTTCCGGTTAGCGAAAGTGCAATCGCAGTGGTTGGTGTAGCAGGTACTGGTAATCCCAAAGCCCAAGTGCTGCTGCTTTTTCCTACCGATGCGGCGTTTCCGGAAATAATATATTGTTGCGATTCGATTTCGTTTTTTACGTAGTTTTTGTACGTTGAAAAATTTGAAATGGGCATTATTTTTCCACCGTAGTTAAAGTTCCTATGATTTCTGGCGCGGTTGTTGTGTTCCCTATCCACAAAAAAGCAAGGTGAGCGTTGTCGTGTATTTTTTGAATTCCTGGTAAACCAGTTGCAAAATCTCGCCATCCCATACCACCTGCAACCGGGACATTTATGTATGCCAACGGATGTGCTATGGTTATTCCAAAATTTCCTTGAGTACCGGTGGATGCGCTGAGTGTTACGCTTTTAACTTCTCGCACTCCTGTATCGCCGCTAGTTAAACCCAGAAAAATGACTCTCGACACTTCACGAAAGTTTGTTGCGCCGAAGTCTGCGGCAACGCTAGTTTGACCAGTAACACCATTTTGATTGGTATAATTCATGGTGATGGTTCGCGCAGTTGTACCTACGATTGTGTATATTTCTGCAAAAGCGATGTTTCCCTCACCATTGGTATAGCGTGTGAGTGCAGGCGAAGCGGGGTTGCCCTGAACTGTTTGCTCGGTTGTATCCGTGCCGCTCAGATTATGATTGTGATACAGACGGTCGTAAAGAATCAGCGTTCCTGCCACATGCGTTGATGCACTCGTGCTAACAAGCCATTTTTCTTTTCCGCTACTTGCATTTCTTTGTTTGAGTGCGCCATCGGATGTGTTGGTGGGAATCGAACCAACTGTTCCCGAAGCAGCAATATCAGCGGTTGTACCATGTGATGGTTGTCCAACATAGTTCCAAAGACTTGCGGGTCTTGCTTGGATAACACTAACTGCGGCACCAGCTGGCGTGTAAGCTTGTTTATGAAAGAATATAGTTTCAGCACCAGATGTGGTGCCGGTTATGGTCATTAAATTCAATAAATCCGACAAATCTGTGATACTAGCCATATTAAGTTTCTACCATTGTTATGCTACCAAAAAACTCTGGAACTGTTGCTGTGGTTGGCATAAACATCCAAGCAAGACATGCATTGTCTAATATTTTTGGTATTCCCGGAACTCCAGTGGTGTAATCGCGCCAACCACAAACTCCTGCGCCATTTCCAGCAAACATAGCCAACGGATGTGCTATTGTTACTCCAAAGTTACCAACGGTTCCGGTTGTGGCTGTTAATGTCACGCTTTTCACTGCACGCACACCAGTATCGCCTTTTTTCAAAGGCATTGGTATGGTGCGTGGCGACTCACGCCGTGCGTTGCCTCCAATACCAGTCAATTCGCTCACACAACCAGTTACACCATCTTGATTGGTATAAGTCATTTTCACGGTTGTGAGTGATGCGCCAATGGTGGTGTAAATCTCAATGAACACCATGTTGCCCACACCATCCGTGTAGCGTGTGATAGCAGGAGTTGGATTTGGGTCGCCCTGAACTGTTTGTTCAACGGCTGATGTTCCGCTAAGATTGTGGTTGTGATACAATCGGTCGTAAAGAATGTATGTTCCTCCTATCGATCCCACACCAGAAGTTTGTATTAACCATTTGTCGTTGCCGCTTTGAGCATTCGCAAAAGACATACTTCCAGTTGTACCGCTTGTTGGAATTGATCCAGTTGTACCAGAGGTTGCTATGTCTCCTGTGATGCCACCGCAAGGCACACCATCTTGTCGCCACAAACTCATTTCACGACCAGTCATAAATGTAATTGTAACATCGGTTGCGGTACCACCAATAAATGTAGTTTTGTGAAAAAATTCAGTTTCACAATTGCCTGTGGAACTCGCAAGACTAATCAGTTCATCAAGATCGGCGATACTAGGCATATCAATTGTTCTCCCAATTCACTCCTCTGGAGATGAGGTCATTTTTGGCAAAGGTAATCACTTCGGTGAGTGAATCCAGATTCACTCCAGAAGCCATATCCATGTTCATAATTTGTGCTATACCATCCAGGTGAATATAAAATGGTTCTAAAATTGCGGTGAGTCGCCAATCGTGACGGTCGTCTTCGTATACTATTGCGGTTGGAGATGATGAAACGATGCTTGCCATGTGTTATCCTCAAACTGTGTATTGTAAATAAATGTTTCCATCGGTTCCGCCTGAAGGTTCGGCAGTTCCGCTAGAAATTCCAAGTGCCACAAAAATGTTGCTTCCTTGAACCGTGATTGTCATGTTGCTTGCGGAGTTTGCGGTGAGCGAAGGTGTTCCTGTGACTCCGTTGACGGATTTTACATAGTTGCTTGTGAGACTCACTGCACCCAAAGCACTCACCACAAACTCATCGCCGAAACTGGCAACACCCGTGATACTAGAAGTCGCCAAAGGAGGCGAACCTCCACCCGAAGATGCGATTGTGATGGTGCTTCCGACTGTGCTTACGGTGACATTTGAACCTTGAGCAATCGTGACCGCACCCGTAACTCCGTTGACGGTTTTGACATAGTTTCCAGTAAGACTTACGGCTCCTGCGGCAGAGACCACAAACTCATCGCCGAAACTGGCCACACCCGTAACACTAGAAGTAGCGAGAGGAGGTGAATAAGACACAGCACCCGTAAGACTGTTGAATGATTGAACGCCTGTGTTTGTGACTGTTGCTACATTTCCCGAACGAGACACTGATATCGCTGTTCCTGCCGCAACCGTATCGCCCGTCACTTGATACGCCGAAGCGAGGCTTACGGCTCCGCTTGAAACGCTAAAATATGTTGAGTTGAAACTGGCCACACCAGTGACGCTTGTGGTTGCCAACGGAGGAGCATACGAAACCGCACCAGTAAGACTGTTGAACGACAGCACGCCCGTGTTGGACAGCGTGACCGTCGAACCGAGAGCCACCGATCCACCACCGCCCAATCCAGTTCCCGCACTCACGGTCACCGAGTTGTTGACAAGTTGAAGCGTGTCGCCCACAATCTGAATCGTGGAACCGTCAACATTCACATTCAACGAGTTGCCAGATTTGCTGAGACCGCTACCTGCGGTGGTTACATCCACGCCCGTGTATTGTGTCCATACGATGGGACTGGTTCCGAGTGTGAGACCCACACCCGAAGTACCAATCAACACAAAACCCGCACCGCCGTTGGTTACGCCTTCTTCAACATAAACCGTATCGCCACCCGCCACCTGACCAGGAATGCTGTTGTCGGAATCGGTGGCACGAATTAGTTTCCATTTTTGACTTGCGCTACCTGTGAGCGACACATAATAAATGCCGTTTTCTAAGGTGCTTGTCTGGTCCTTAACTAGAATACGGTCGTTGGCATCTGCTGTGTGACCATCAATTTGACCGATAAATCCGTTCGCAAGACCTTCAAGATATGCGCCAACACCAGTGAGTCCATTGTCGTAGGTTGCACCAAGCGCAACTGTGGTGGCCACATGGCAGTTGGGGTGATAGTTGAGACCTGCGGCGATGTTGTCAACATAATACTTGTTGGCGGCATCATAGGTGTTGGTGGGTGTCAACAGGTCGGTAATCTTGTAGTTGCTGAGCGAAAGATTTCCGCTGATGCCCGTGGTGAAAGTTTGCTGTTGCGAGAATGTGTTGGTGGCGTTGGTTCGGGCGACATTTGTGAGACTTACCGCACCTGTAGAGACGGTGAAGTCGGACGAGTTGAAACTGGCCACGCCTGTGACGCTTGTGGTGGCGAGAGGAGGAGCATATGTGACTGTGCCTGTAGTACCGTTGAAACTATTGACAATATTAGGTGCTGAAACATTTCCACTAAAAGTAGCACCAGCAGCACTAATATTACGGTTTGAATCAATAAATTGATCGGCAGAAGCTCCAACCGAAAATCCGCCAACTGAATTGTAAGGTCTCAATCCCATTTATTCAAAACCTTTTTATGGAGGTACACTTCCTTGATACAATGTGGAGCGAACTGAAAAAATTGTTGAATCGGTTGATGCCGGTGTAACATACAAAGCCCAACTGTTGCCAGTGGCTTCAACAGCAAATGTTCCAACATTCGAACCGACAGATAAATTTGCATATTCCGAATAATCAAAAGTAATACCAACACCATCGTAAATAATCATGTATTTTTTGATGGTACTTCCGCTGTTGTCGGTTTTATAACCATACACAGTGATGTCTGCCGAATTCATGTATTTAAAAGTTGTAAGAGTAGCAGTAGCACCATCAACTGTTCCGAAAGTTTCTTCTTCGCGATAACCTTCAACCAGCAATATTTTTGATGTTGATGTTGTTGTTTTTTGGTTGCCAATGGTTTCGGCAAAACTGACACCCGATGTGGTTCCCGAAGACAATAATCCAATTCTATTTGTTTCGGTTGAAACGCCACCGCGAAGAAGAAAGTTTCCAGTACTTGTTGAACTTTCTTTTGCAAGTACTGGACTCAAACTTACATTACCATTGATTACTTGAAACTGAGTTTGCTTGAAAGAAGCAACACCTGTAAGACTGTAACCTGCGACTGGAGGCGCATATGTTACAATTCCTGTTGCGCCGTTGAAACTTTCAACATAATTACCAACTGGACCTGTGGCTCCTGTGGCTCCTCGGTCGCCAGTTGCTCCGGTTGCACCTGTAACACCTTGAGAACCAGTAGCTCCAGTAGCTCCTGTGGCACCTGTGGCTCCGGTTGCTCCTGTAGCTCCAGTAGCTCCAGTAGCTCCTGTGGCACCAGAACCTCCTCCACCGCCACCACCACCGCTAGAAGCAATTTGTATGGCTTGTCCAACAACCGTAACTGTGACGTTGGATCCAGCAGTAACTTCAACGGGTCCTGTTAATCCATTCAATGTGCTTACGCGAACTCTTACGAGTCGCCAATAACCACCGGTGTTGTTCCATATCCAATAGTCAGCGGTAGTTCCGTTTGGAGCATACACCTGACCATCCGATGGACCTGTTGGAAAACTTAATTCAGCCATATAGTTTATTTATCTAAAAAAATTAACCCACTCCAATCCAATTATCTTGATAATAAATGTAGAATTTGCCTTCTTCGCTGTTGTACCAAATCTTGCCTTCGTAGTTTCCGCTGGTTGGTTTGGTGGTGGAGATTTCGGTGGCAACCAAAGTTGGCAGATACGCGTTCCAAGCCATGCCGTCCCATTGCCAATTGCTGTTGCCTTCTTGATATATTTGACCAACTGTTGGGTTGTTTGGAAATGCGAGTGCCATGGTTGCTCCTTAGATGATGTCAAACCAACTCAGGTCAACCGAAATATCGGTGTTTGACTGAAATGCTCGCATCGCAACAGTCAGAACATCACTGGTTCCTGTTGATCCCGTGATGCTCGTTTGCGTGCGTCCAAGTTGAAAGTTGAAGTCGTTGATCGTCGATATGATAAGCGATCCCGTCGAGTCGAAGAATCCTCCGATGATGTCGGTTCCTCCCGTCAAACTTGTGGCGGAAAGATCGTAATCCACGTTTCCGATGGGATGCGTCTGCCAAGAAGCACCCGAAATCGAAGCATTTTGAAGAATACGATATTCAACGGTTCGTGTTCCCGCCGCATTATTGGAAGACGTAATGAGCGCACTGATGTTTGATGGAACCACCACGCTGTCAAGACGGTTTTGGTTGAGTCGAATTGAAATCAAGGGAATCATGTTGGTCGTGGAAATGCTGGTCCGAGGAATTCCATCGGTGCTTACGTTTGATCTGCGGCTGAAACCTTCGTATCCTGCTTCGCTCATCACCGTCGAGCAAATCTGCTTCATCGTAGCACCAGTGATTCCCTGTCCGCCCACGGTTCCAGTGATTCCCGTTCCGATTGATTCGATTTCGTAACGAATCGGAAGAACCGCAGTGGTCATGTAGGTTGTTGGATTGATGTTGTCGTTGTGAAACGTGTGTGCTATGACTGGACGACCATCTACAAAAAATCCTGTTCGTACATCGCCCACACCAAGCCACTCAACATCCGTCCAAAAAATGTTTGCGCCAGTGACACTCAACACTCGACCGCTTGCACCGTTGCCGTCAAATGTATCGCCGTTCCAATTGGTTTGTTGAATGCGTCGAGTTGTGTTGTCAACGGTTCCGGTTACATTCGAACGAATCACCATGTATGCGGTCAAACCGTCTTGCTCGAAATACACGCCATTTTTCTCGCCAAAATATCCCACTCGCTGACGAAGATTTTGGTGCGGTGTGTTCATCACGAATGTGTTCAAATTCAAAAGAGATTTGCCGGGTTGATATGGAAACACTCGTTTGGTTTCACGATACACCAACGATCCAGCCGTCAAGCCGATTCGCATGTGTATGCTGCTTTCGTTGGGCATGTGATGGTGTGTTCCGCCGGTTGCGGTCAATGTGCTCCATTTGTCGTTTTCTTGATAACGATGTTGCGAATCAAAAAGTGTGAACGGTTGCGACACGCGCAAACGGCTAAACGCATCAACAGAATCTGCTCTGAATCCAACCAAATCGTTGAACAAGTAACTCATATGATTCTCCAACCAGCGCGATAGATAAAGTGTAAAGCTCCGTTGCTGATGTTTAAAATAGCGGAATTTTGGTTGTCGATTGTGTCGGCTGCGGTTGCTCCAACAATCGTTATTGCACGATGCACGCCATCGCCAGCGTGTCCCGATTCGTCTTTCACAACCACTTCCATTCCGGTTTGTGCGCCAGACGGTAGTGTCACAGTGCAAGTTCCGGTGCGATTCACACCAATATAATAATCCAAAAGCGTAGCTGAATATGTGGCTCCGGTTACGCTAACGGTTGACATCACCGAAGCAACTGCTTTGTTGGGCACAGCCGGTTGCAACCAAACATACGAACCACCCGTACCAGCCGGAGCATACGTGTACTCGATGCCCGAGTCGCTGTCCATCCAACGACTACCGCTGGTTATGCCGTTGGTTGGTGCGTTGGAACCGTATGTAAAATCGTTTGCGTGTATCGATACGGTGTTGGTCGTCGGATCCGTATAAAGATCCACATGATAACCAGCTTCGAGTGTGAGCGTTTCGGCAACGTATGCCACAGCCGTGAGACCGCTTTGACCGCTCACCGAAACAAATTTGAAAGCTTCTCCAACGCCACCGCCACTCGAAACCATCGAGCCACGATTGCTAAAATATTTTTCAAAAGTTCGCGTGTCGAGTTTCAGGTGTTTTTTGCTGCGATCGTAAACAAGTGGGTACGCAGCATCCAACAAACCCGTTTCGCCCTGCGGACCTTGTGGTCCAGCTTCACCCTGCGGTCCTTGCGGTCCAACTTCGCCTTGCGGTCCTCGAGGTCCAGCTTCGCCGGGTTCGCCGTCTTTTCCATCCGCACCATCGCGACCATCCGCACCTTGCGGTC